TTAATCGCTACTTAACTTATAATAGAGTACCTCTGGATTAGCTCCGCCCGACCCGAAGGGGTTGGATCGGTACAATACTTGAGCCGCGACAAATGGATGCTGATAACCCCATGCAGCGGAGGTGCGGCGGAGAAACGGTACGAAGTCGAACTTAGTCGAAGAGAAGTAGAGGTAGTTATTGGTTGGCATCGAGGTGAGAAGATCTAGGTAATCATCGCACGACCACGAGCTACCTCGGTATCCACTGCACTCGGTAGAGAGATAGGGAGGGTCAAGGATTAGTATCGTATTAGAGGCATCCTTATATGTTGATAGCAACTCTCTGTAATCGACAGATACAATCTCCAGCCCCTGCAAATATCTCTCGGATGCGTCAGCATCTGAGAGAGCCGTACGGCTCGGATGGGCGTAGAGGCCTGTCGCCTCAAGGTCTGCTATCGAATAGGCGAACTTATTAGTAAATAATAGCCAGCCTGACAAGGTTATCCAATCTACATAATGGTATCGATCTTGATGAGCTTGTATAGCTCGTAGAACAAGAGCTTTGTACTCTTCCGGGACGCGGGAATTATGCTTGAGTGGGGCAAGAATAGAAACAATCTCTTGTCTTAGCTGCTCGGTCTCCTTAATGTGGCGGAGACGCTCAGAGTAGTTATCGTAATCGTTGTATATAACACGTGCAGTAGGATGGATATCCTTGCAGAGGCGGGATACGAGCCCCGAGCCACCGAAGACATCAACAAAGGTCGTATTAGTATTAGAGGGCAGCGAGCGGATAATAGGCTCGAGCTGCTTTAGCCATCTGCGTTTTTGCCCCGCAAATGGCAAAGGGGCTGTAGTGTATTGTATCATGGTTTTGTATTGACAAATGCACTACCTTTGTAGTGCCAAACTCAAAAATTAAAATAGGTGCTAGCACACTGACGGGATCCATATCCCCTCGCTGGGTGTGCTAGCACCTTTATTTTTGCCCTTGGAGTTTGGCGACAAAAGGGCAGAAAGGCGAGGGGCTTTTTATGCCCCTCTGTACGTTTACTCTTTGGCGGTTACTTTGCTAGGCTTGCCATCATTGACAAAGGTCGCGGAGTAGGTAGAATTGTCACTTGCAGGGTCAGTCCTGTCAAAAGAGGAGACGATAAAATCACCCTCTGTAAAACTCTTACCGCCATTTTTGCCCTGCTTGTATCCGTATCTGAGTTTTACTGTCTTTCCTTGTGTGATAGCCTCCTCAAGCTCCTCGAGGGAAGTATCGCCAGTCTTGCAAAATCCATCACAAGTGATTGTAATCTCTACTTTTTTTACAACCTTTTTATCGTAGAGAGAGTCTTCGACGTCCTTATCGGTAACTACAGTAGTAGTAGTCTTAGATTGGCGCTTGTGCGTCTTAGCACCAAGCATCACTTTATCTCCAATGGCGAGGACAATGTCACTACCATTTATATACTTTGTCTCAGTCGTAGATGATGAGGAAGGGTTAGGCATAATCTTTTGGGTTTAGTGTTTTATCTTTTGTTTTTGGCTAATCTATATGTGACATATAGAGCGATGGGTATAGCAGCTCCAAGGCCGAGCAATAGGAGGATATTATTATCCTTTTGCTGAGGGGGAGAGCCCTCTATAATACGCTTAAGTGTCGTGACACTTGGAGGGGGGACAGAGTCTACTCGATGATTACTCTTGCTCTCACTCGTTGCTCTCAGTCGGTCAGAGGTCTCGCGTATGTAGATCGTATCCCCTACCTGCTTAATAATCACACTATCTACTTGCAAGATAGTATCGCGTTGTATTGTTGCGACACTATCGCGATGGTAGTGGTGCACGTCAACGGGGACGATACGAGCCTTGCACCCTGCAAGGGTGAGGAGAGCAACAAGGAGGAGGGCGGCTCTACTCATTTTCATTATCAATTTGGGCTTGAAGATCAGAGAGGGCTTTAATAAGGCGCGTGCGCTCCTCAACCAGCAAGGAGTTGCTCTCCATTAGCATGTTGATTGTATCCTGATAGCTTTTGATGCCCTCCGCCTTGCGGCTCCGTCGAGATGTTACGACGTTAACAATCGTTCCAACGAGCCCTCCGCCGACGAGGGCTATAATGACATCGACAATAAGGCTCATCGTAGGTATTTACTATATCTAGGACGTACGAGAGAGGCACGCATACGCTGCTGCTTAATCTCAGTTAACTTATTGCTGATAGCCGCATACTGGGTACGCATCTCGGCATATTGAGTGCGTAGCTGCTCCTGCTCACGGCGAGTACGCTCGATACTCTCGTTAAGGTGCCTAATAGCGCGTCGAGATCGGATGTAATACCCATATAGGTAGCCCACTCCAACTCCGGCAATAAAGGCTATAAGGTTGATAAGGATCTGCATAGTTGTAATAGGTTAAGGGTTAGATCATGGCTTGTGCTCGCTCCCACACGTCGATGGGGACCTCTTGCCCTGTCTCTACCTTGGTCATTGCACGGGCGAGGGCCACATCCTGTGCAGAGGACAAGTGAGCTCCGGCAGCTACTCCGAGACGCTTGCTGACATATCGGATATAGCCTTGGGTATCATTACCATCGGTGGGCGGCGCCCATCTTGTGATAATACCCTGTATGGTTGTTAGCTTATGCTTAGTGCGGTAGGTAGAGAGGAGCTTGAGCATTGCCCTGCAACCCCACTCAAGGGTGGCAAACTCGCAATACTTATCACCTTGTCGTGTGATCTCTCCCTGCCACTTTTGCGCTGAGGGGCGGAGGTTACCCGGGTTGTTACGTTTGATCATAGTGTCATGATGCTAGGGGTGCAGGGCGATTGCTCGCCACTGCAGAGCCCTAGACGGTAAAAGATTAAGGTTATTACTCAGTATAAGCGGTACCGGTTGCGTTAACAAGGTAGACGCCCTTAGCATCCTTACGGATCACCGTACCACCGGCGCGCTCCTGCCCCGAAATGACGTCTCCGTACATGGTTGCACTGCCCTCATCGGTGAACAACTCGGGCTCACTTTTAGCGACGCCGACACAATTTTTTTGCCATGCAATCATATCAACCCCTGTTGGCAAGAAGAAATCTTGCACAACGGAGAAGCCTAGGAGCTTACCTAGCACTCCCTCGGCAACGTTGCCGGATTGGGAGAACGCAAGAGCCTCGTTATCGGTCATTGAATCGAGAAGGGCGTAGTAATTAGCAGGTGTGAGCATCACATACCGGTCTGTCGATAGCACCTTATCGGTAGCGAACTGCTCGGCAGCAGCAACAAACCACTTTTTAATAGCTTCGCCTGTTACCTTTTTGCGAATCTTTGTTGTCGCTTTACACCACTTTTTGATAGTGTCTTGTGCTACTGATTCTTTGAGTGCAAGTCTCGCCTCAGCGCAGACGCTTTCTCGCTTATTGTACGAGGTCTCGAGCTCCTCGGTTCGGCCTACGCGGATGGGCTTAATCACGAACGTATCGAGCTCAAAATCCACATCTGCATCCTGCCTCTCGCCTACAGCGACAGGGAAAGAAGAGGGGTTTTTTGAAATGGTGGCCGGGGTGCCCGCATTGGGAACATGGACTTTATGTCCATTAATAAACTCGGAGTAGTCGTTAGCCTTGGAAAGGATGGAGTCGGACGAAAAGAGATTACCAACAAGGGTATCCGCCCACAATTCTACTAGGATTGGCATGTTTTTAGGTATTAGAAATTAAGGTTAATAGTTAAGGTTGTGTGTTAGTGCTTGCCGAATCGTTCGGCATACTTCTGCTTGAAGAGCTCGGGATCCTCAGCTCGGAGGGCTGCAAGCTCGCCTCGCTTGTCGAGCTCATCCCAAGAGCCGGAGAATCGCGTCTCAGTTGATGGGGTAGACTGGAGCATAGAGCCGAGCGATTGGGGCTTGGCAATAGACGCGAGGACACTCTTACAGAGCGTCTCATCTTTAGCATAGAGCTGCTCATACGTTGCTCTATCAGACTCCTTAATGCGTCCATCTTGGACGGCTGCTGTAATCAGAGCATTACGCTCGGCAGTACGGAGGTCGGATAGCTCCCCTTTTAGTTTTGCAAATTCGGCGGAGAGAGCAAGGATTGCCTGCGACATCTCATCCGCAGACGCAGATGCGTCAAGAGCAAGGGCTTGATACGCCTCGGCATGGAGTAGGACAGTCTCATGGACGGGGGTTGGATTGGGTTTTGGCATGGTTGCTTTTAATTGTTCTAGATATTTAACTTCTTCTTCTTGGTCGAGAGGCACCCCCTCTCGGCTGTATAGTTTGACGGCCCCTCGATTAGAGGGGATAGAGACAATGGAGATCTCTAGGAGCTCCCACGCAGTTACAGAGTCATAGTCCTCGTGATAGGTCAGTTCTGATATAAAAAATCCGGGGGACACACCTCGGAGGAATCCCTTCTCCGTTTTGCGCTGCACCTCTTTGGCCAGGGGATCCTCAGTGTCAAACTCGACACTTGCTATGAGCTTACTCCCCTCGATACGGAGGTTAGATGCCTTACCCACAATGCGCTCTGTATCGTGCTGATAGAGCACGATAGGGTTAGCAGTGTAGCGAGTAAGGTCGCACCCCTGATTAGATAGGCGCCAGCCTCTGTCGTTGGTTATTGATTCGTCGTTGATTATCAGGTCCATCTTGGTGTGGTTGGGCTTAATTCGGGGGCAAAGTTGCCCCTCTTTTTGTTATAGACAAAATCAATACTACGCCGTGTTGTAATTGTTTTTGTCTATATCTTATCGGCTTTAATTTTGCCCCCGAATTAAGGTTTAACCATCATTTAACTATCGATTAACCATGGACAAAAAACAATCAACGACTACTCAGACTACTATTACAATTAAGGGTATAAGCTACCCTTGCTATGTGACGATGGGAGCCCTCCTGCTCTATAAGCGCATCACAGGGCGCGAGATGAACGACGTAACAACTCCCTCGCTCGAGGACACTATGCAGATTATCTATTGCGTGGCAAAAGCTGCCTCAATGGCAGAGGGTATAGAGTTTCCGTTTGCGGACGTTGTCGAATTTGCAAGCCACCTCACCCCCGATCAGGTCTCTGCTATCCGTATTGCTTAATATCTAATGATCCACCTACACCCCTCCCTCGGCATCTCAAACGCCCCCTCTACACCTCCTCGCATCACAGCTCCTAGCTACATTGACAGGATCTATGAGTTTGTCGGGGTGCAGAAGGCGCAGTTTAGCCTTGTGATTGAGGCAAGCAATGGTACTGTACTTGACGACATCAAGGAGACACGCCTTACTGCTCATCTCTTTGATGTGGAGGGGCGTGAGCTCACGGAGCATCTAACCGCCCTATCTCCTTACTGGGAGGAGCATAATGAGGAATGGACAGAGGTCGGGAGGGGGTGGTCGTACCTTGTTAATGACACCTCTCGCTTTTTGCGCCTTTTACGCGTACGTGTCTCACAGCTTGATATAATGACTGCACTTGGTGCTACAATCGACGCGGATACAAAAAAAACACTCGCAGGGATTATGGTA